GAGTGGTTAAACCGGTTGGGTCAGGAACGGGGCGTACACCCACCACTCCCCTCCGAAAAACTGTTGGCTACGACACCCAAAATGAAATTCAAGGTATCTGGAAAAGAACCCATTTATCGTGCCGATATACCTTCGCGACAGTGGTTACATGACAAGCAAAGCTATGCAAGAAGTAACGAAGTAAATGAGTGGGGGGTGCCATACCACACTAGTTCTATGACAGGCTCTTTTTGGCAATTAGGAAAGGTATTCAGTGAAAGCGCTACCCCAATTATTCCGTTAGCTATGTTAGACAACGTCAAAGGCGTAAGGGGGGAGCAAGACAGACTATCCTTAAAATACAAAATGGATAGTATTAAAGAAGGAATAAAAGAGGGCGTCGAATTTCCTCCCCCCTTTGTAGTCGTTAATCAATATGGTGACGCTCATATTAATGAAGGCAATCACCGTATCATGGCGGCGCGTGAATTGGGGCTGAAGGAAATACCGGTAGAACTAAAGTATTTTGATGGTGGGGAACTAGTGGATGGCCCTTGGCATCCAGAAAAGGTGTTAGGGCGCTCTTTAGATGAACGGGATCACGAGGTTGCTTTTCATCACGAAAGTGGCCCGGAAGCATATGTTTCTTTAAAAAAGAACCCGTTACCAACCAAGATGCAGTTGTTAGCGAAAATCATTCGTCGAAATGAAAAATTTGATGTGGATATGTATCCTCCCTCCGAAAAACTGTTGGCTACGACGCCAGTTAAAGCACCGCCGTTGGTTGACCATACAGAATCAGCCAATATAGGGGAATTAGGCTTCATACTAAGGGGGGGAAAAACGTTAGAAACCATTGGGATACCCGGAAGTTCATCCGAAAAGTGGGGGAGTGCCGTGCCTCGTCACATGTATCACTCTCGACGGGGGTCTCAACCGTTTTCTGGGGGGATTGCCGCTTCTCCAATCGCTAAGGAAGGAGAACGTGAGATATTACAAGATTACAAAGACGGTCATCCCGAAGATAAGGTTGTGTGGCTAGGACCAGAGAGATGGGGTTCACCAGAAGAAACTTATCTGATCGACTTGAGCAAATTAGATGTATCGCAGCTTCGTGCAACCGGACAAGCCGAAGGAAATGTCGTTTATCGCGGAGATATTCCAGCGTCCGCTATAGAGCCGTTGGCTCCGACGCCAGTAGAAACGAAATCCAAAAGCCCAACACTGGAACAGTTTACCAAGACGATATACGCGGGTACTCGTGGCGCACCACAGCAACAGATAGCGCCGTATGGGGAGGCGTTACCGGGAGGCGGAGGAGGAGACAATAGGTTCGGGGGTATATTCGGGTCGGCGGATAGAGAGGTCGCACTATCGCACGGCGACACACTGCAAGAATTTACCCCCGTAAACATGATAGGTGATGCGGATTTTCGGAAGTCGGTGCTGTATGACGATGGGTACTATGCGGCAAAGAACCATGTGCGCGACATCTATCAACAGCACAAAGGGCAGTCGTTGCGGGATGACGAGGCAGATGAGTTGCTGTATTACATATCCGGCGATAAAGACGTTTACGACTCGCCGCAACAATTTGGTGAGATTACAGGGATAGATGTAAATGACCCGGATGCACTAGCCGAAGCAAGTTGGGACTTGCAGGGGATAAAGGGCGAGGTCGCCAGACGCATGGGATACGACGCTGTGGGCATGGCAGATGAACACGGGGAAAGCATGTTGGTGTTGTCAAGCCCTCTACCAATAGATGAGTCGTCCGCTACAGAGCCGTTGGCCTCGACGCCAGTTAAAGCACCAGAAGAACAACTCGGTTTATTTGAGGAAGCCGCCCAAATAAAACCACAGCAACTGACAGCCGGAAGTCTTTTTGATGAAAAAAAGGGACGTAGGTTATTAATCGTAGGCTGTTGTAAAACCAAGAGTAAGGTTGAAGGACGGATACCCGCAAGTGAACGTTATAAGGGTACTTTGTTTGCCACTTTAAATGCGGCGGGTGTACCAAAAGATGTAGATGTTGCTGTTTTATCGGCTAAACACGGATTGATTCGTTTTGATACCCCACTGGAAGATTACAACGTAAAGATGAAGGACGGTCGTAAAGACCTTTTGAAAAGCCCGGAACAGCTTGCACGAATTAATAACACAGTAGACGGATACGGTGAGGTTTTTGTAGCGGGAGGTGAGGACTATCGTAACTTTTTAGACGAGGCGGGTATAGAAGGCAAATATACAACATATAAAGACCTTAAGGCTAACGTCAGGGGTATCGGTGATCAGCGTTCTATTTTAGCGAAGTGGTTAAAGCGCGAAAAAGTTGAAGAACCGAAGCCTGAGAGCAAAAAAGTTGAAGAACTGAGGCCGGGAGAAAGAGTATCTATCAAAGGTAAAGCGGGTGTGTTCTATCTTGACAGACCGCTTCCCAATGGGTGGTTACGGATTCGGGATGATGAACAGCCTAACCCCAGATTTATAAAGGTGCGGAAAGAAGATGTTAGTTCAGCAGGCTATTATTATGCAGGTGGGGGCGGTGTTAATAGTTTGGCTGAAACAGCACGAAACATGACCCGTTATGCCGGTGGTGGTGGAGTTAATTCATTGAGTGGGACTGCACGGTCAATGTTTGTATAATATTCAAAAATTAGGGTATGACTCATGGCTAATGACCCGCGTGTATCGTTGATAGAGCGACGAAACGACAACCCTGATCTCGGGGAAATGGAACTGGATGTTGAAATTGAACAGCCCGGAGCGTTTTTCCCATCTCAAAGGCCTGTTGTAGAGGGTATCTCTATTGAACCGGTAGACGACGGTGGTGTTGTCGTTGATCTTGACCCAAGTGCCTCTCTACAGCAAGGAACCATGGGCTTTTCCGATAATCTGGCGGAGGATTTGGATGATCGGGAACTGGGCGTTATTGCAAATGAACTGACGGCGGAGTTTGAGGCCAATAGAACATCGCGTGGAGACTGGGAAAAAGCCTATGCAGACGGCTTAGAGTTACTAGGCTTCAACTACGAGGAGCGAACACAGCCTTTTCGTGGTGCAACAGGTGTGACACACCCTCTTTTAGCTGAAGCGGCCACGCAGTTTCAAGCGCAGGCTTTTAATGAATTGTTACCTCCTGGCGGACCTGTCAGAACCTCCGTTATGGGGGATTTAACAAAGGAGAAAGAGCAGCAGGCACGGCGTGTTCGCGAATTTATGAATTACTACATCACTAATGTGATGGAGGAATACACGCCCGAGTTTGATCAAATGCTGTTTTACCTGCCTTTGGCGGGATCTACCTTTAAAAAGGTGTATTACGACGAGTCGATGGAACGTGCAGTTAGTAGTTTTGTTCCGGCAGAACAACTTATTGTCCCGTTTGAAGCAAATGACCTTGAAAGCTGCCCAAATATTACGCAGGTTATCAGGATCCCGCTTAATGACCTCCGTAAAAAGCAAATTTCAGGCTTTTATCGAGATATTCCGGTCCACCCAACGCAAGCGGAAAGCTCTGGTATATCCAGAGAGCTGGAACAACTTGAAGGTATGCAACCTTCGACTATCGACTACGATTGCACGTTACTGGAATGCCATGTGAACTTGGACCTGCCTGGTTATGAAGAAATCGGAGAAGATGGAGAGCCCACCGAAATAAAAGTCCCCTACATCGTCACGATCAGTGAGGATAATGGTCAAGTTTTATCCATACGAAGGAATTTTAAGGAAGACGACCCGCAAAAGCGCAAAATACAGTACTTTGTGCATTATAAATTCCTACCGGGGTTTGGTTTTTATGGCTTGGGTCTGATTCATACGATTGGCGGACTGTCACGCACAGCCACTGCTGCATTACGGCAGCTTATCGACGCTGGTACGCTATCGAACCTTCCCGCAGGATTCAAAGCCCGTGGGCTGCGGATCAGGGACAACGAAGACCCATTGCAGCCTGGAGAATTTCGAGATGTAGATGCACCTGGCGGAGCTATCCGAGACAGCTTGATGCCGCTGCCTTTTAAAGGGCCAGATGCCACGTTATTTCAGCTTTTAGGGTTTGTAGTTGAAGCGGGCCAACGATTTGCCACGATTACAGATCTGAAAGTTGGGGACGGCAACCAAGGTGCGGCCGTAGGTACGACAATTGCCATGCTGGAGCAGGGCACTCGTGTAATGAGTGCAGTACATAAGCGGATGCACTACGCCATGAAGCAGGAGTTCAAACTTCTGGCAAAGGTTATGGCGGAATACTTGCCTCCGGAATACCCTTATGCGGTTGAAAATGCCAATCAGTCCATTAAAGCACAGGATTTTGACGATCGGGTTGATGTTATTCCTGTTTCCAACCCAAATGTCTTTTCACAGGCGCAACGAATAACCTTGGCGCAAACGCAGATGCAACTTGCCGCACAGGCTCCGGAAATGCACAACATGTACGAAGTATTTCGACGCATGTATGAGGCATTGGGGGTGCGGGACATTGAAAAAATGCTGAATGCGCCCTCGACAGACGAACCACAGCCCAAGGATCCCGCGCAGGAAAATATTGATGCGCTGGAAAACACAAACATGAAAGCATTTGAGGGACAGGACCACGATGCACACATTATGGCGCATTTGGTTTTTGGTTCGTCAGGCACGGTACAGGCATTGCCCTCAATTGCCATGGAACTTCAAAAACACATTATGGAACATGCCCGAATCAAGGCGCAGGAACAGGCTCCTCTTATGTATGCACAACAGCAGCAACAGCAACAAGCTGCGGGACAGCCTGTAAACGAACAACAGGCTCAGTTTGAAATTGAAGCGTTGACTGCGCAGTTAATTGCACAGGAAATGCAGAATTTGAAAGCTCTAAGTGACCAAATTGCAAATGCAGGTGAGGGAGAAGGTCCTGATCCGTTGATCGCGTTGAAAGAGCAGGAACTGGCGATCAAAGGTCAGAAAAGTCAGGCAGATATTGCACAGGATCAAGCCGAATTGCAGCTTGACAAAACCAAGGAAGTTCGCAAAGGACAGGAATTTCAACAACGTCTCGCGAGTCAGGAGGGCCAAACGAAAGCCCGTATTGATGCTGCGAGAGAACGTGAGATAATGCGTATACAGCAACAAGGTAATAGAGGACAATAATATGGGTGCAGTAAAAATTATCAGTGGTCCGGTAAAAGCGCCAAAACCGCAAAACAAGGCTGTTATTCAAGGTCAGGGCAGTATCCCGTATGCCAAGGCCACCAAAGAAAAAACGCCGAATATAGGAAAAGCTAAAATCACGACAGGTCAAAAGCGTGGTATGGGCGCAGCACAACGCGGTGGCCGCTTCACGATTGCCTAGACATGCCGCTTGATCGGGGTTCCAGTGACAAGACCATCAGTAAGAATATTCGGCAACTGGTAAAGGAAGGCTATCCGAAAGAACAGGCCATAGCTATAGCCACGCGCTATGCTGGAAAAACCCGTAAAAAAAAGAGGCCTAAGAAAAAAAAGTGAACCCAAAAAAGTTGGAAATCGGGAGTAAATTTGCTGAGTATGATTTAGATCAAGATGGCACAGTTACCGATGCCGAAATTGCGCGTTCCAAGGAAATGTTGGAATTGGAACTTAGAGAAGAAAAAAGTGAAGCGCAAAAACGCATGGCTTGGTTATCTATAGCCAGCATGATTATTTTCAGCGCCTGTCTTTTTATGCCTGTTGTACCCGAAAGTCGCGTTAATGCACTTGGCGAAATATTAGGACTCTTTTATATCGCGCAGGCAGGAATTGTTGGTGCGTACATGGGTGTCACAGCTTGGATGAGTCGTAAATAATGCAAACTAATTTTGATAAATGCCTTGGATATGTATTGGAGCATGAGGGTGGCTATGTAGATCATCCTGAAGATCCCGGTGGTCGTACCAATAGGGGTATTACACAAAAAGTTTATGAAAAATACCTGGATAGACCGGTTACCGAAAAAGAAATGAAAGAGCTTCCTTTGGAACATGCCCAGGCTATTTATAAAAAAAACTATTGGGACAAGGTTTGTGGAGATGACCTACCAGACGGCCTAGATTTTAGTGTTTTTGATTGGGCCGTGAACTCCGGGCCGTCAAGAGCGGCTAAAGTTCTGCAAAGACTTGTGAGTGTAACGGCTGATGGCGCTATTGGACCTTTAACACTGGCGGCTGTGCGCACGCACTCCACAGGAGAACTGATCGGTGATTTTAGCAAGGAAAGAGAGATGTTTTATCGAAGGTTAAGCACCTTTGGAACGTTTGGTAAGGGTTGGTTGAATCGTTTGGATAAGACGCAAAAAAAATCATATGAACTTCTTTTAGATGTGCCCTTAACGCCTATATAAGGATGGAACATATAGAAGCAGAAGTACTAAGTCCTTTTGGACCGCGTATATTAAAGACTACAGTCCCGTCAGAAACCCTGGCGTTACTTAACTCGTTCTGTGACTTTCTTTTAAAAAGCGATCAACGTGAAGAACAGGATATAGCCAAAGATCTTGTTGGACACGTCCAAGAAGAACTGTCTCACGATCTTGAACATACCCCAGATATTGGAAACATGCTTTTTTCTTTGACAAAGGGCCTTTACGAGCATTGTGTGCCAGAGCATTCCGAAGATATTGAAAAGTTGGTTGTGCATAAAAGCTGGTTTGTTAGAGCTTTTGAAAACGACTATAACCCAACGCATATGCACACAAGCGGGAGTTATTCCTGTGTACTGTATCTAAAGGTTCCAGAAACTATTTCAGACACCAACAGCAAGTATGTCGATAAACAAGCTACCGAAGGCTATTTGGACTTTGTTTATGGGACGTCTTTGGTTTGTTGCCGGGGAAACCTATGCGTACAGCCGAAAGCGTGGGATTTATATGTTTTTCCCGCGTATCTGTTTCATACTGCGTATCCGTTTTATGGAGAGGGAGAAAGACGCTCTTTTTCTGCCAACATGTCCTTGGCGGTGCGGGATAGTGAGAAAGAAGTATGAAATATAAAGACGTTTTGGGCGAAGACTTTAAAACTAAAAAAGAAGCATACCGCCATTTTTGCGCTCTCAGGGATAAGGTGACGGAAGCATCCTGTCTGGGCAGACAACACCTCCTGACTGAAGAAACGATCGTCAAAAAAAGCCAGATGGACAAGCTCTATGCCGACTATTTTCTTTGTAAGGACCCTAATTGGTATAAAAAGAAAATTGGGCGGGGAGTTAAAGATTGGTTTTTTGGGCGCGATAAGGAAGGTGGAGTTTGCTTATGGGTTTTGCAGAAAGAGGATCCAAAAGAAAACGCTGTGGAAGAATCTATCTGGTCACGATTAGCTATTAAAGAAACAGATATGCCTTTTTCCATATCGGCCAAATGGGTGTTTACTTGTTTTGGACCAGGGGTGATGTTGGATAAAAGCCCCCAATTAAAAATAAAAAATGTTTTAAGACATACAGTGAAACCTCAAATACAAAAATTCAGAGACTCCGTAGAAGACAAGTGTCAAAGCTGCGGGAAGCAAAGCTCTGGGTTGGGGTTAGAGGTTGACCATACCCCTAATTTTTCAGACATTGCAGAAAGTTTTCTAAACCGGCATGACCAAAATTTTCTAACGGAAACGGTTATTGATCTCGAAACTAAGCGCGTGGGCGCTAATTACCCCCAAAAATGGCGCTTTAATGATGTAGCCAAGCAGATTAAAAAAGATTGGTGCGAGTACCATGAAAGCCAAGCAGTATTGAGGTTACTTTGTGTGAGTTGCCATAAAAGCAAAACGCATAGCAAAGAAAGTTAATGGATTCTTTCGATATCGTTCAATTTGTCCAAAAAACCATTAAGGAACGTAAGTACATTGTTCTGGACGTACTGGAGAATAATGGTATAAAGTCCATGGAACAATACCGAGAATTGATGGGCGAGTTAAACGCCCTTAATTATATTTTACAGGAACTCTCGGGCCTGCTAGAAAAACAGGAGCAATTGGATGACTGAAGCTGTCCAAGCTGTAGAAAACCTTTATGTTAAAGAAGAGGATCGCGTTTTAGATCCAGCACTTCTTGACAAAACTCTTTTAGAACGAATGCCGCAACCTACCGGTTGGCGTTTGCTTATTCTCCCGTATAAAGGAAAAGGAAAAACGGAGGGAGGTATCCATTTGCCCGATAAGGTAGTAGAGGAAAGTCAGATACAAACTGTTGTGGGATATGTCCTGAAACAAGGACCTTTAGCCTATATGGATAAAGAGAAATTCCCAGAAGGGCCGTGGTGTTCTGAAAAAGACTGGATTGTTTTTCCCCGGTATGCAGGTTCTAGGTTCAGAATCGAAGGGGGCGAAGTACGAATTCTTAATGATGATGAAGTATTAGCCACAATCCATGATCCCGATGACGTTATTAATATCTAAGAGAGTATAGCTATGGCAGAAACACAGCAAAAAGCCCATGAGGTCGACGATGGTCAGATTCCTTTGGAGTTTGATGAAGCAGCCGCAGAAGTAGAAGTGCCTCTTGAGGCGGAAACTATTTCAGACGCGCAAGTTGTTGAGCTTGAAGAAAAGACAGAGCAAGAAGAATACGGTACTTCTGTACAGAAGCGTATTGATCGTCTCACAAGAAAAATGCGTGAAGCAGAGCGTCAGAAAGAAGAAGCCCTAAAGTATGCGCAAAACGTTCAAACTGAATCAAATGCAATTAAAACCCGAATGCAGCAACTGGATGCAGGGTATGTCTCTGAATACGGTGGCCGTGTCGAAGCTGAACAGCAACAGGTCGAGACCGAATTAAAAAGAGCAGTTGAAGTGGGCGATGTAGAAGCCACTGTAGCGGCACAAAAGAAATTAACACAATTAGCTGTTGCACAAGATCGCTATGAACAAGCTCGACTGCAACAGGAGCAACAAGCTGCACAGCAGACAGCATACGAACAGGCTGTTCAGGCTCAGCCGCAGCAAGCTCCGGCTCCGGCTCCGGCTCCGACTCCGGCTCCTGATCCAAAAGCAGAAGATTGGGCTTCTCGCAATAGCTGGTTCGGGAAAGACGAGGCCATGACTTTTGCAGCTTTTGGTATCCATAAAAGAATGGTGGAGTCTGAAGGATTTGACCCCTTAAGCGATGACTATTATAGTGAGCTTGATGAACGGATCCGCAGAGAGTTTCCGCAAAAATTTAACGGAACCAGCAAACGTGCCGCCCAGACAGTTGCTGGAGTTTCCCGCTCAACCACGTCCGGGCGCTCAGGTAGAAAAGTTCGCCTCACCCCGAGCCAAGTAGCCATAGCTAAAAAATTGGGTGTGCCGCTTGAAGAATACGCGAAATACGTGAAGGAGTAAGAACGTGAGTAAGGAAGTAGAAACAAATCGTTTCGACGACGTTGACCGTTCTCCTCGCGCAAAAAATACAAGGGAGAAAACAGAGCGGCGTAAGCCGTGGGCTCCCCCCTCCATGTTAGCAGCACCACCTGCACCGGAAGGATACAAACATCGCTGGATACGATCGGAAGTACGTGGTTTTGACGATCGTCAAAACATTTCAGCACGTCTTCGTGAGGGCTATGAACTAGTCCGAAAAGATGAATATCCTGATTTTGAATCTCCGGTAATTGATTCAGGTCGATATGAGGGTGTTTTTGGTGTAGGAGGCTTAATTCTGGCGCGAATTCCACTGGAAACAGTGCAGGAACGTACCGACTACTTTAATAGCAAAAGTAAAGATTTAATGGAGGCGGTCGATCACGATATGATGCGCGAGAATGCCCACTCAACGATGAAGATTGACAATCCAGATCGTCAATCTCGTGTAACTTTAGGTGGCCCGCGAAAATAGTCGCGGACTACCCCCTTTTTTTGGGAGTAAAGACTTATGGCTAATACTTATTCTGCGAGGGGCTTGCAGCCCATCGCGAAATTAGGTCAGGGCACTAACTCCACTGGTGTAACAGGCTACACTCCTTATGAAATAGCAAATGGCAATACAACCGCCATCTACCACGGCTCTCCAGTTATTCCCCTTTCTACGGGGTATATTTCACTGGTAGGCGCTGCGGCTGGTGGATCGGTTAGCTTGGTAGGCGCTTTTGTAGGGTGTGAATATGTATCTAGCACTACCTCGAAAACTATTTGGTCAAACTATTGGCCAGGTTCCGGGGCGGACAGCAACTTTCCTGTAAAGGCTTTTGTCGCCGATGATCCAAACCAATTATTCATAATTGGAACGGATGCGTCGTGGACAAGTAAAGCCACAGCAAGAGCGGCTGTTTTTGCTAATGCAAATTTCAGCAGTGGCACTAGTGGGTCCACTAACACAGGTGTTTCTTCCGCAGCACTTGCAATCAGCACCATCGCAACTACCGCAGCCCTCCATTTAAGGATTATGGGTTGGGTAGAAGATGATTCTGATGCAGATTTTTCTGCGGC